AATCTCTTTTAGTAATCCCTCTGTGTCATTGCCGTTATACGCACTAGCACTGATAACTGATTGTTCGATTTGTTCGCGGTTATTCATTAGTATCTTCCTCCATAAAAATTTTATTGTTTAATTCCATTCCAAATTTAACTCTTTCAACATCTTTGCCAAATTCGTTTATTAAATCTTTTTCAACGCTCTTGCAATACCTATCCCATGCACTTGCTTTCTTCTCCAGCTCTTTGTTGCGCTCTCTTAACTTAGCTATATCTCCAATAAGCTCATCACGTTGCTTCAAAAACTTGCTTGCTTCATCAAACCAGTATTCACTTTGCTTTTCGTAATATTCTTTTGAACCGTGTTCCATTATTTAATCAACTCCCCATCTTTCCAGATTAACGTCATAGTTAGGTCGTCGTTTAAGATATAGAACGCTTTGATAGGGAAACATCTGTCGTCATTTAAACTTTCGTTTATACTAGTATTCCTATTTGATGTAGGACTATATTCTCCTTCTGAGACCTCGAATACTTCAAACAACTTATCAAATACCGTATCTTTGGTTACTTCTTCTTCAAATTCAACTTCGAATTCATCATCAAACGTTATATGATTGATTACGATAGTTCTGTTTATACCACTACGAAATTCAACAGAACCTGAGAGACAACTGTTTCTTGAAAAAAATCTTTTATCATTTGTTAATTCAGGATTTTTTCTAGCCCATTCAATTAATTCACCTAGCGTCATTGTTTTTTAGTTTTAATTTTCATTTTTATATCTCCTCTTGAATAGTAAATTTATCGTTAATCGATACGTATCCAGTCACATTACATAAGATGCTATCAACACCAAAAGTCACAAAACAGTTGTGCCCAACATTATTTGGGTAGAATCTTTTATTACCTGATAACTTGGGGTTATCCCAAGCCCATTGGATAAGTTCAGGTAAATTCACTTCTTTTTCAACTTTGACTTTCATTATTTCCATCTCCTCTAAAATAAAGTTAGTTGCTTCTGTTCCTCGTATTCCAAACCATGTTGCTTTATATATATTTCGAGCTCTTCAGCTGTATCAAATGTCTTTTTCACACCTTGCCAACCTGGCACGATATGCCCATGAAAATAATAAATGTCATTCACTACATGGATATGAGCCACTCGCTCGTTATCCTGATAAAGATATCTCTTAGATCCGAAAAATTGGTTTAAGTATTCTTTGCGTGCGTTATCGGTTTTAGGCATTTATACTTCCTGCCACTTCTTGAACATTTGGTTATAAGTGACATCGAACCAGTACGGATCACGTGAATGTTTCTGAGGTACATTAAACAAATGTGGCTTCTTCTTACGTAGCTCAGCCTCTTTCTTTCGCTGTCTTTCCAATTTGCGTTCGAGTCTAGCTTGTTCCAGTCTTTCTATTGTTTTCTTTTCTCTGTACTCGCTTAAACGCATGCCTTCTGGTGCGTCCATTGCTTCATGTAGTTCCCAACCGTCTTTTACTCTTTTAGAAACCATTCCGGGTGTTATACCGTGACTTTCAATTAACTCCATTTCAAATTTACTGAACCTATACGGTTTATCGTGTATCCTTACAATTCTTGCTGTTTTCGCCATTTATTCCACCTCTATATATGCATGTCTTATTGTTATGTTGTCATACTTTAGTAATTCATCCGGATTGTCATCTAAGCGCTTTGCTAGCATATCTTTTTCATCATCGACATCATCGAAACGCTGATATTCAACTTCTGTAAGTATCCTTATATCAATCGTTGCATTTATATATGCTTGTTGTTGTTGCATTAAATCACTTCATTTCTCTTTTTCTTTTACGTCTGACTTTCACTAAATCCTCATATACCATCCATTCTTGACCTGTGTATTTAGGCGCTTTACATATCCACGTTAAATTCACATCTCTATACTGATATCTGAATATCTTCGCTTTGATGTTGGCAACTTCGGTCGCCTTACCTTTAACGTCTACAACTTCAACCAGTTTCCCTTCCTTCCACAAAGAGAAATCGGCTATATACGTAATCGGTCTTTGTTTCCCGAATTTAGGTTGTAATTCAAATTTCGGTTGTAGTTCGATACGATCATAGTTAGTGCCATTCATATTATTTTCTAAATATTGGTAATATTCACACTCTACTTTGCTATCAAATACAATTCCTTTGTACTCAACTTTCTTAGCGTTGTATTTACTCATCATCCACCTCTAAATATCAAATATCGTTGCTTGTAACCCTAGTTCTTGCTCATATAGAAGCCCGTGAGCGCCTTTAAATCGTTTTAGGTCACTATCAGTCATAATTTTCTTTTCGTCGCTGAAATGGGCTCCTGTGAGCGAATAAACTTCATTTACGTTGTCTTCATGTTTGATAACCTTAATATCTTCTGTGCCATCTTCTCGGTATAAGTAATATTTTTCTTTCGGCATTTTTAACACTCCTTAATATTCGACGATAGCGGGGCGTGTATGACGTTCTGCAAGTTTTTGGATAAATAGGTCGTATAACTTGTTTTCGTCTCCCTGTGCCTCGTCTATGAGTTTCTGAGCGTACACATCTGAACACTCAAGTTTAGTTTTTAAAAATTCTTTGGTAATCATAGTTTTAAACCTCTAGTCCTGTAATCTTGACCGTCCATCTTGATAAGCGTTGTGTTGCTCATGATTCTGCTGAATATACGTTGTAAGTCTTTGTTTTTTGTCATTTCTTTCTCGTCTAAGTTGGTAGTAAAGATATTGTGTTTGCCTATTCTACTTTCGATAAGCTCAAACATCTTACTAGTAGCGAATTCGTTCATGTTGATACCGTAATCATCGAATACCATCAAATCGACATCGCTTATAATTTGAGCCAATTCCTGTTCGGTCATAGCAGTTTGGTTGTTATAAGTGTTTTTAATTGTTGATATCAATTGAGGTACATTCATATATAGCACTGTGTAGCCTTTAGCTTTAACTGATTTAACAATACTCATTGATAAGTGTGATTTACCTGTACCAAATGAGCCTTGAATTAGTAGCGATTGTTTATTGTCTAACGTGAAATTGTTTGCGTAACGTTCGCATAAGTTTTTCGCATAGACTAGTTGTTCATTAGTCGGATTGTAATTATCAAACGTTGCTTTCGTTAGATCTTCGTTCATTATCGATTGTTTGAATATGCGTTCTGCTTTTCTTCGTCTATTTCTCTTGTGATAGTTTTCAGTTGATTGTTTGGCGTACTCTATCATTTCGCAGTCACAACCATGTTTGAATTCTGAACCGTCATCGAATTTGTAATAGTCGTACTTACGTCCACAGTTCTCACATTTCAAATCAAACGCTTGTTCAATGATTTGTTTTTTTAAAGTTGGTTTCTTTGCTAAGTTCTGGAATGACTCCACTTTCTCACTCCTTTAAAACGGTAAATTTTCTATACTTGATTGCGATGCACGCTGGAACGCATCGACATATTGGTTATTCACTTCTGCTTTAATCTCTTCGCTATAATCATTCATATAGCTTTCGTTAGTTAAAAACGTTTTAGGGTGCTTTTGATATTGCTTGTCTGTAATAGTTTTTAAATACTCTCGAGTACCTTGCATGATTTGCTCAAAAGAATGTTTCTTTAAGCATGATTTGAATTTAGTAAAAGACATCTTCTTATCTTTCTTCTTGTTGTAAAGTTTCCACCATTCCTCAAATTGCTCATGCGTAACGTCAGTTGCGCTATTATTATTAATACTTGTATTATTTAATCTTGTAATATTAATACTTGTATTATTCTCTTTGACATTTGCGTCAATAGGGGTATTGACAGAATTATCAATAGGGGTATTGATTTTTGCGTCAATAGGTATTGACGATTGCGTCAAGGGGTACATCTTCCTTTGTTTAACTTCATTACCTTCTTTGATAATTTCAATTTTTAAATAACCAAACTTGGTAAGGTTTGAAATTCTACGAGATATAGTTTCTTTAACAACGTTGTATAAAGTTGCAAAGTAACCATTACTTGCTGTGCAGTATCCGTACTTGTTACTTAAAGACGTTATTTCTGCAAAAAGTAACTTTTCGCTGTCAGTAAGTCGGTTATCGTATCTGACATTTGCCGTAATTATTGAATAGTAACTTGGTTGATCAGTCATATTGATTCTCCTTTCTGGTATAATTTTGTTATCGCTACTGCGTTAGATTGGGGGTGAATAAAATATGGAAAAACCTTATATGTTAACATATGATTTAAACTCACCCGGACAAAAATATGAGGAATTGAGAAATGTTATAAAAAAGGAAATTTCTAATGGTCATTGCAATTATTGGAAATCTTCATTTTTATTCCGTTCTTCTTTATCAACTTCAGAAATGATAGAAAAGTTGAAACCTTATCTCGATTCTGGAGATAAGCTGTTTGTTACAGAAATAGTCAATAACAAACAAGGGTGGTTAACAAAAGAACAATGGGATTTTATCAACCATAATATTTTTATTTAGGTTCTTTTATTGAATCTTTTGTTATATCAGGAAAACCTTTAGAATCCTCAGGGGTAAATTTTTTAATTTTTTAGCGCTTCTAATCTCTTCCGCCAAGATGATGATTAGGAGTGCTATTTTTATTATTCTTAGTCTATTCATTCCTTTTTCTCTCCTTTCAGCATTTTATTGAGCCTCTCATCAACTTTTATCCACGAGTCATGCAAGTGATATTTATCATTAAACGACTTAACGCCAATCGCATGTTGCTGGTTATGATGTTCGCGACATAACGCTAATACGTGTTTGTCATAGTGATTCATCTTATTTCTGTTCATGCCTCTGCTGACTGCTTCATAATGCGCTAGGTCTGCGTGAGGCTTTCCACAAATTACACAGTTGCGGTTGATTGTAGCCCAATACAATAGTGCTTTATCTTCACTTAACAACTTGCTTGTTTCTATGCTCATAGGTATTTGATGATGAAACATAAACGCTATAATCAGTTCTATTAACTCCCTTGCAACTTTCATAGAACAGTCGCGCAGACTGATTTCTTCATAACCTTTCATAATTTCCAATTCTGTTTGTAATAATTTTCTAGTTGATTCTACTGGTTCGCCCCAGTGAAGTTCTATATCTCTACACATTGCGAATATTTTTTTGCGTTGTTCTATAGATAGTTTTTTATTATCCGGAACCTCTACTTCTGCTTTTAGTGGATATCCGTTTTCTAGTAAGTCAATGTGACTTTGTTCAAGTTCAACACCAGTAGCAACGACGGAATAAGTGCCGTCATTGTCTTTCTGGTATCTTGTAATGTATTGCATTTAAACCACACCTTAAAACGCTAAATCTTGGTCGTCATATCCAAATTGGCCACTGCTTTCAAATGGATTGCTTTGTTGAGACATTGATGTTTGTTGTTGTGCCCCGTTATTTTCTTCAGCTTTTTGCTTATCTGTCTTCGGAATAGGTTTGTTAACAACATCATCGCCCTTTTTGTAAGGTTTAATAAATGAAAAATCCGTAAAATACTTACCTTCATCTTCATTGAATTTCCATTTCAATACCAAGTGACAAAACTTACCAATAAGATCATTGGTATCAAAATCTAAGCTAGGAAGATTTAACTTAATACCTAATCGAGTAACTAATTCAATCAATTGTTTTTCTTGGAAATCATATTTATACGGCGGTACAAATTGATTATGTTTATATTGTTTGCCTTCATCATTTTCAAATACGATTGTGAAATATCTATTTTCTCTATCATTGAATTCAATATTTTTAACTTTCACTGTGAATTCTCCAGCTTGAAACCCTGCTGAGCCGTTATAAAACTTTTCTTGATTTGTTTCTTTAGTAAATTGCGCTTGTCCTGTGATTTTCATAATTAAATACCGTCCTTTTAATTAATTTTTAGTTTCCATTTCTAATTGCTTCTACTACGTCCGTAATGCTAGGATTTGCAAATTTCTTATTGTTAATTGTTATTGAAGGTGAATGTCTAATCTTTGTTTCAAACGTATTAGAAGGTTCAGCGTTTAGAATATATCTAGCTTTCTTTTCTCCGTTATCATCAAATTCTTCAATCATTGCTCTAGCTAACACATCACTTTGAGAAGTAATAGCTTTTTTAATTTGTTCTTGCGCTTCAATAGTGATAGTAGGGTTGATAGTGCTACCTTCATCATCTTTATCTTTGTTGATACCTTCATGACCTGTAATAACAAAGTGGAATTTGTATTCTTCTTGAAGTTTTCCTATTAATCTGTACATACTGACAATTCGTTCAGCAACTTCTCCCCAATCATTAAACGTTGGTTTTTTAGACTTATTTTTCATCACATCATTCAATGTCATATCTCTAAGTTTTTGAATAGTTTCAATAACTACAACATTGATTTCTTGTCCGTTTTCTCTCATCTCCTGTAAAATTTGAGGTAAAAAATTTACAACATAAACAAAGTGTTGATAGTTCTCGATTTCTACGTCTGATCCTTCGTCAGTAACCGTTGTTCCACCTTCGTTAATGTCAATGACGAAAGCGTCTTTATCTCTTGTAGCAAACGTGGTTTTTCCTGAGCCAATTTTTCCGTATACTGCAAATTTATAGAATTTCCTTTTATTTTTCTCAGCGATATTATTTATCTTTAGTTTTTTGAGTATGCTTACTTTTTCTTGTGGTTCTTGTTTTTCCTCAGTCATGTTCTACCTCCTCATACTCAATTGTTTCTGTCACTGTTTTCTTGATTGCTTTGTGATAATCCATATTGATACTCGCTTCTTCCATACCGTTAAATTCCCTAGCTCTATTTCTATTTGTGGAGTAACTAACATCTGAATTATTATCAGTTGGTTTGTTAGTTATATAAATTGGCATATCCCTATGACGGATGATGTAAGTTACAGTCTGCTTCATAGCGACCTCCTACCATTTCATGACTAAGTTAATTAGTCTGTCCTGTTCGTCTGTGTTCTCTTCAATCCATTCATCTATTGCTTGGTTGAATAATTCTGATGCCATATCTAAGTCATTCTCATCTACGACATAAGCATGTTTAATTGGTACATTGTTCATATCTTTAACTTGTATTGATATGCCCATATGACCTTTTAAAATGAATAGCTTAAAATCGAATCCGTTAACATGAATATTTTTGCGTATGATTTCGCCTATTTCGTAATACATCTTGACTTCCTCCTTTTTTCGTTTTATATTGAACACGAATTAATTTTGTTAATCGTTTGTCACTGTTACTTGTTGGCGCAAGTAGCAGTTTTTTTATTCTCCATAAAAGTATTCCTTATAAAATATGAATGTCGCTATACTTGCGAATCCCGCGATTGACCATGCTGTTGTGAAGTACAAAAATGGCATTAAACAAATCGCTAAGACTGTGAAGCATAATACTGCTATTAAGTAGCTTTTATATGTGTCGCTCATTTTCTTTTTTCAACTCCTCCATTATTCTCTCGTCTGATAAGTCGTGATAAGGGAATTTTTTCCTAGCTAATTGGACTGGTATTCTGCCTCGTATCGCAATGTATCCTTCATCTTCAAGCTCTTTATTCAGTTCTCTTATTATTTGTCCTGCTTTGGATTTTGAAACAGATAAAATTACCGCAAGTTCTTTAGCTTGCAAACTATTTTTTATCATATCTTTTCCTCCTTTTTATTTTTGTGTTGTGTATAATTTAGTTATCTCCTAGTGAAAGGAGGTGGATAATTATGAATAATATAAATCTCACTCAACGACAGTTAGATTTAATAAAGAAAAATCAAGCTATCTTGTCTAAATTGCCTGTCGAAGTTTACGCTAAAGCCGCAAATACTATGAATAATTCGTATGTTATGAACGCTCTGGAAATTCAATCGACGGTTAATAATGTTATGAATAGCATTAGAATTAACCAATCGAAATTATCTGATTGGGCTTCCTATATGCATCAAGTAACTAAGAATCATCCAATGTTCAAATCTAATTTATTTTCTGAAAAAATTCTTGATGAATTCATAAGTTCTAACAGCTTTCCGGAGAATGAAGTCCGCAAAGTTAGCACTCATTTGAGAAAGTCTTTTGTCGATACTGTCGATGTCCCTGTTCTTGGTAAAACCGTCAATTCTGCCCATCCAATAGATGACGTAAATACCAAAGAAAGTGATAAGATATTCTATAAATCTATCAATCAATATTTTTTGGCTCCTTCCTCATCGTTTGTACACGATGTTTCATTAACTGTTGCTAAAAGTGTTGCTGTTAATATGTTTGTCAGGACTGCTAATGATGATTACGTGAATTACTTCTTTTCAACTGCGGTAATAGCTGTATGCTATGTCGCTTCGTGTCTTGCTAATGCTTTTGATTTAAAGAATAAAAGAAAAGATTTTAAATAGTTTCACACCATTTTTATAATTATCTTCCAAACCTTCCACGTCACAACTGCCATTGTGATGAGGAGGGTTGTTTTGTATAACGTGTTCATTTGTTTATGCTCCTTTGCATTTCCAAAAATTTAATATAATTTAAATTCGATACCATCTATTTGAATGTATAGATTATCTAAATCAGGGATTGCCTTTTTATATAAACCAAATCTTGATTTGATATCTGCTAATAAATAGGTATCTAAATTACCAATTGATAATAGTCGTCTATTACCTTCTTCGTCATAGTAGTAATAGATGACTTTTTTGTTTTGAGCTTGCATTTGCTGTGCCCTCCTGTTAAGCAGTTACGTTAGCTTCATAACCGAATTCAGTCATGATTTCATGTATTTTCAATCTGCCTTTTTGTGTCCATCTAGTTTGTAAAACTGTGTCTTCTCTGCCATCAGAACGCACAATTGTTATAGTGTCTGAATCTGTGTAACTCTTGCCCATGTGTTCTGAGTAAAGCACCCACTGTTTATTTACTTTTCGTTGTAGTCTAGCTTCGTGTAGTAGTTTGTTTAACTTTTGTGCTGATATACCGTAGTCTGCCGCGATTTGAGTTGTGGCTAATGTGCCAGTTGACTTTAAGATTTCATCTACATAGTCTGCTTTGGGTTTTAGTTCTCCGATTTCTTGTTGTAAAAGTAAGTTTTGCTCTTTTTCTTTCTTATACTCAGTCAACACTGTAATAATGTAGTCTGGATCTTTTAATGTTTGTTCAATTACATTGTCCGTTGCGTAGATGCCGTGTTTTCGAATGGCAGGTAAAACTTCCATTGCTAACCAATCTTGAAATTTTTCTGCTGTTGAATTACCTGCTTTAAAAGCCAACTTATAAACCATTGCTTCTGGTATGAAATCACCTTTCCCAACTTCTTGGGAAAGATATTTACCTAAATATTTATTGATAGTTTCCCAACGAATATATTGCTTGCCATTTTTAAACTGAGTGAACCCCAAACTTTTTGCGACAGTTTCCAAATCGAATAAATTATTTTCATTATCTTGTTTGATTAAGATTGAAAACATATCGTTACTGAAAGTTTTAATTTCATTCATTAACTCTTCACCTCTTCTTTAATTTCTAAAATTCTCGCAATGCGTTTCTTTTGTTCAAATGCGTCTCTACGTCCACGTAAAATGTCTGATAAGTAAGCACTTGAAATTTCTAACATTTCTGCAAGTTGCTTGTTTGTCATGTCACGTTTTAATAACTCTGTTCTCACTTTCAAACCGAAATCAGTTGTCGACATATTAGCACCTCCTATAACATTTTTTCTAAGCAAATAAATTATCTATTGAACAACGATAACTTTTATGCTAATATTTAAGCATAGTTTAATAGACCTATAACAATTCGCAACGTCTGTCATAAAGGCTTTAAATACTCGTTCCCCAACGAATAATTGTTATGTGTTTAATAAGCTAAATTTAAAGCTTAAATACAGTATATTAACTTTTATGCTAATTGTCAACAATAATAGCAAAAAAGTTAATCTGTGATAGGAGAAATTTATGAATTTAGTACAAAGAATCCGTAATTTGTGCAATTCAAAAGGTATAACTTTTGCTGAATTAGAGAGAACTTTAGGGTTTTCAAACGGACAAATCAGAAGATGGGAGAAAACCAAACCAGGTATTGATAAGGTGCAAAAAATTGCCGATCACTTTGATGTATCAGTCGATTACTTATTAGGTAGAGAAAAAGATGAGTATTCCGGAGAAGATAAAAACGAAGATATTCTTATTATGCATAGAGCTACAGAGAATATGACGGAGGCACAAAGACAAAAAGCTTTGACTATATTAGAAGCAATGTTTGATGATTGGGATGATTTAACTAAGTAACAAAGGGGCTTTTTAATTGAAATTAAATTATGAAAAATCTTTTTTAAAATCTGCGAAAGCAGTTTATGAGATAACAAATGGTCTATATAACTTATCTTTTCCTTTAGATATATTTGAAATCATCTCAAAAGATAAACGTATTAAATTAGTGACTTTCTCTGAATTTTCTCAGAATACTGGCACTTTATATTTTAAAATACCTTCAATTTTCGGTTCAGAAGAAGCGTTTCATATTAGAAAAGGAGATAAAGCGATTATAGTTTATAACGATTCACTGCCTATGAATCGTCTAAGGTTTACTTTAGCTCATGAATATGGTCATTTTGTAATGGGACATACTGGAGTTAATTTAAACAAAACATTCACATATAAAGATTATTATAGAAGAATTGCTGAAGAATATGAAGCAAACTCATTTGCTTCATGTTTATTGTTTCCTTTACATATAAGATACAAATATATAGATAACTTTAATATTGAGCAAATTTCATATAAGTATCAAATGAGTTTACAAGCGACCCGTATAGCGATAAAAGTAATCAGAAGACATATACACAACGGATTAAACGACTATATGTCAAGTAACGAAAGTTACCATCCAGAAAACTACTTAAGTTTTTTAGAAGAGAAAATGGAAAGCAAATCTGATTTTATAAATGAATTTAAATATGTTTATGATCTAACAATTTAACAATCAAAAAATAAAGGAGAAATAAAAAATGAAAGAATTACTTAAAAACAGATTAACATTCAAAGAAAGTATGATTGAAAGTCAATATTTAGCCACTAAAACAAAAGAAGAAAAGAAACAATACAAGCAACTATCTATTGAAGATAAAAGAGAAATTTTAAAAGAATATCAAAGCAAACCTAGAAAAGAAGTGAGATTTGAAAGTGAAATCAATAAATCTGACGAAAACTTATCTAAAATTTACCAAAGATTTAACGAAATAGGAGTCGAGGATTTGTTTGGTACAAAAAAAGAAGTGAAAGAACTACCTATGATTTTAAAAGATAACGAGAACATAATGTATGTAACTTCGGGATTATACAATAATAATACCTACTTAATAGTATGTACTGATCTAAGATTGTTATTCTTAGATAAAGGGATGATATACGGTTTGAAATTTCATGAATTTCCATTCGAGAAAATCAATTCCGTTTCGTATAAAAAAGGACTTCTTTTTGGCGAAATAATTATACATCACGGTTCATCAAGCATCACTATAGGTAGCATAACAAAAAATACTGTATCTAGAATGGCAGAAACAATACAAGAACAAATCTCTATTCGTGAAAGTTCTATGAAACCATCCAATTCTGAAAAAACGAGTTTTTCTGTTGCTGACGAATTAATAAAATATAAAGAATTATTAGACGCCGGAGTACTCTCTCAAGAAGAGTTCGATAAGAAAAAACAACAATTATTAGGCATTGATTAATAGCGCCTGTATGGAGCTTTAATATAAATATAAACAAAGGAGAAATGAAAATGAGAAAATATAATTTTGATAAATTCTTCTTATATATGGCGGTACTGTCATTACCAATAGTCATATTTTTTCCATTAATGTTAAGCATCCCAATCATCTTTTTTATTTTTTCAATAAGAAAGAAGGAAGATTAATAGCGCCTATGTGGCGTGAGGAGGATGAGGGATGGAAGAGAATAAAACTTTAAAAGAATACTTGCGTAAATTTTTAGAAGGCTACAAATATGTAGTTGAAAACAGATACAATTATCAGTTTAGTAGCAATCCAGAAGCTTTCCCATTCATGAGAAAAGACGATTACAAGATTTCGATATTTTATCTAAATCAATCTTTTTTTGAAGAACCTTGCATCGTCGTTATCTCAAATGACAGTAAATTAAAAGAAATATATAATTTTCGTAATATTGATATCAAATATTTGTCTAAACACTTTACTTCATACATATATGATTCTAAAAAGTATGTAGAAGAACAATCCGGATTATTAGATTTTAATAATTACATTTATTACACATCTATTTACTACGGAAAATATATCGGGACCGTAATATTACAAAACAATTTAGATTTATTTTTTAATTATGGCAAAAGATTAGCTAACGATCATTACAATACATTGATATCGAAGTCGAAAGAAAGATTGATAAACAAAGCACATGATGAAATACAACCGTTCAACCACTTAGATTTAAATAGTATGAAAGAGATTGTTGATGATATAACTTTTTCTTATCAAATAGAACAAGGATTACAAGCTTATAAAAGGGAATTGTATTTGCCAGCTGCAGCAACCTTTGCTGTTGCTATAGAAACGTTTTTAATCAAATTAAAAAAAGTTAATAAAATCAAACATAAAGACACCGATTCAACTATGTACACAAAATTATTAGGAGAATTAACTAAAGAAGGTAAAGTAAATTATAGAACCAAAAAACGGGTAGAAATTGCGTATAGTATGAGAAACATAATCAACCATTCACAAGCTGGTGCAGTAGCCAAAGGTGATTGTGACTTTCTTTTAAACACACTAAAAGACATTGTTGATGAAAACGAAAAAATATTAAGAGAATATACCAAATCAATTAATAAGACGGAATAAATAGGTATCCTTGTATTCAGATTTGATTTTTAACATAATTTGTTCATAAATTTTTAATTTAAGTTCTTGTTCATCGTCATAAATATCAAATTCACTACTATAATTTTCAACTGATTCTTTTATATAAGCTATTTCTGCGTCAGTAAATTTTACACACATTTCATCACCTACTTTTTATTTTATTATATCACATTTAGTACCTAGTACTAAAATCACGGGTAGCCCGCCTACCCTTATTATTTTTTGCCAATTTTGAGGAGGGAAAAGCAAAATGCCAGTATATAAGGATGATAATACAGGTAAATGGTATTTTTCCATTAGATATAAAGATGTATACGGTAATAACAAACGAAAAATGAAGCGTGGGTTTGAACGTAAGAAAGATGCCAAACTAGCTGAAAGCGAATTTATACAAAATGTTAAATATGGATACTCGGACAATCAACCCTTTGAATATATATTTTTTAATCGTTTAAAAAATGAAAATCTTTCTGCACGCTCAATAGAAAAGCGAACTACAGAATATAATACTCACATAAAAGAAAGGTTCGGAAATATCCCTATTGGCAAAATCACTACTACGCAATGTACTGCTTTCAGGAATTATTTGTTAAACGATGCAAGTCTTTCTGTTGGCTATGCACGATCTGTGTGGGCAGGTTTTAAAGCAGTTATCAATTACGCCAAAAAGCATTACAAGCTCTTATACGACCCCACATTATCGGTAACTCCTATTCCCAGAACAAAACCACAAGCTAAATTTATCACTCGTGAAGAATTTGATGAAAAAGTAGAACAAATCACAAACGATACTTCTCGTCAGCTAACTAAACTGTTATTTTATTCTGGTCTTAGAATAGGCGAAGCTTTAGCTTTGCAGTGGAAAGATTACGATAAAATAAAAGGCGAAATTGACGTAAATAAGAAAATCAATTTAAGTAATAGAGAAATTGAATATAATCTAAAAAAAGAAAGTTCTAAAGGGATAATACCTGTACCAAAATTAATTAGAGAGATGCTTAAAAACATGTATAATGAATCTTCTAAAAGATATAAATATTTTGACGAAAACTATTTTATATTCGGGGGGTTAGAACCTATTAGATACGTTACCTATTCGTATCATTTTAAATCTGTATTCCCGAATCTAAAAATACACCATTTAAGACACTCGTACGCAAGCTATTTAATTAATAATGGTGTAGATATGTATTTATTAATGGAATTAATGAGGCACTCTAACATTACAGAAACAATTCAAACGTACTCTCATTTATATACTGATAAAAAACATCAAGCTATGAACATATTTGATTAA